GAGTATAAACCAAGTTTAGTTATTTATAAAATTGTCAAAAACACGTTTAGCGGTGATATAATGTTTCCTTTAATAACTTCAAATAGAGGTTGGAATTATGGAAAAGGAGGAACTGATGATATATCTGATATAAATAATCCAATAAGATATAATGAGTTATTCCCTGCATTAAGATTAAGAGCCGTTTTTAGTATGATAGAAACAGATTTTGGAATTAATTTTAATGATACTTTTTTATTTGATGAAAAATTTACAAATGCTTATTTATATTTAAAAAATGCAGATACGTATGAAACAAATTTATTCCAACAAATTGATTTTACTGATAAAGGAAATTTAGAAGATTTGCCTGGTGTAGAAGTAAATTTAACAGATAATTATTTTATAAGATATAATGGTGGAAGAACTAAAATAACTATTACACCACAATCTGGATTTACAACAGTTCCATATACTGTTTATAGATATTTAAATGGAGAAGTTTGGGATATATATACAGCAGAAACTGGAGGAACACAATCTTTCATAGTTAGGACAGATGCTGATTCAAATAAACATTCTTTTTACATAAGAACAAGCCAATCTTTTCAATTTGAATTTAAAATAGATATGGGAACTTATAGTAGTGGTTATACAAAATCTGCTACAATGTCTGCTCAAACATTGTCATCTTATTTTTCAATTCGAACATATTTTCCAGATATTAAAATTGAAGATTTCTTTTCTGGTATTTTAAAAATGTTTAATTTAATTTGTTTTTCAGAAGATGGAATTAATTATACACTTGATACATTAGAAAATTATTATTTAGCTGGTTCGGATGTAGACATTACTAAATATGTTATACAAGATAAAAAGACTTTAAATAGAGTAAAGACACATAAAAAAATAAACTTTGATTATGAAAAAAGCGAATCATTTGTAAACGTAGGTTTTAATTCTTTAAATGGTATTGAATATGGTTCATTACATTATTCAAATAATCCACTAACAGAAGGAGAGGAATATGCGGTAAAATTACCATTTGAAAATTTAAACTTTAGTAAAATTGCGGGTTCTATACAAGTTGGGTATTCTTTAAAAACAGATAGGACACCATATATACCAAAACCAATAATACTATACGATTATGATTCAAACGCATCAACTTCAACTTTTGGGTTTCCGCTTCACTTATCAAATTCTACCACCGGAGCAGGTACGGCTTATAATTTTTACAAAGCATTCGGTTCAGAAACATTAATAGGGACAGAAGCATTCGGATTAAACTTCAATGAGCAACAGTCAACACTTACAGACTTTATGGTTTTTAATGGACTTTATAGAACATACTATTCAAATTACTTTAATAATATATACAACTATAAAGCAAGATTAGTTAAAGTAAGTGCTATACTACCAACGAGTATATTAACTACGCTTAAATTGAATGATAATGTTATTATAAGAGATACAAAGTATTTGATTAATACATTCACAACAGATTTAACAACGGGATTAGTACAATTTGAACTATTAACAGACCAAAGAGAATGATAAAGCACATTTTAGATTTATTAGCATTAGATGAATTTTACGGGCAAAGTGAACTGATTGAAATAGCTAAAGGAAAGTACCAAAGACCAACAACATTTAAACAAGGATTTAACCAAATCAAAAGAGAAATAAAATGGCTGAAAAGAAAACAATAGAATTAGAAATTAAATCAAATCTTGGAGAGTCTATTTCAGATTTAAAAGCATTAAAAAGACAGTTAAAAGATACTGCTGCTGGTTCTGAAGAATTTAAAAAGATATTTAATCAAATAGATGATTTAGAAGATAAAATTAAATCTGCTAAAAATACATCATCAGATTGGATTGATAGTTTAGAAAGTGCAGGAGGTCCAATAGGTGCATTGGGTGCATCTTTAAATAGAGCAAAAGTAGCTACTCAAAGTTTTGGAGGTGCATTAAAAGCTACTGGAATAGGTTTAGTTGTAGCATTGATTGGTGGATTAGTTGCAGCATTTCAAGACAATGAAGTGGCAATGAAAAAATTGCAACCATTACTTGATGGATTGGGTAAATTATTTCAAGGAGTATTTCGAGCAGTAGAACCTTTATTTAACACTTTAGTTGATTTAGCAATTAGTGCTTTACCTACTGTATCAAAAGCATTTGGAGTAGTTTATAGTTCTGTGACTGCAGTATTCCAATCTTTAGGATTATTAGGTGGTGCAATTAAAAAACTTATTTCTGGAGATTTTAGTGGAGCTTGGCAAGATGCAAAAAGTTCTGTTAATGATTTTAGTAAAAACTATGATGCTTCTATAAAAAGGTTTAATGATGGGACAAAAGAAATGTCTAAAACTGAAAGTGAAGAAGCAGAAAAAAGAGCAGAAAATAGAAGAAAAGCACAAGAAAAAAGGGAACAAGACCAAGAAAAAGCTAAACAAACTGCAATAGAAAAAGCTAAAGCAGAAGCAGACGCATTAAAAGCATTTCAAGATGATGTTTTAAAAAATCAACAACAAAAAAATCTTGATAAAGTAAATTCTGATATTCAAGAATCTTTAGATGAAAAAGAAAGAAAAAGACAATCTTTAGAAGATATTTCTACAATGGTTGATGGTTTAGAAACTGAAAATTCAAACAATGCTAAAATAGCTGCTGATAAAAAAGCACAAGATGAAATAGATGCTGAAAAAAGAAAAAATGATGCAATAGCAAATTCAAAAGCAAATTTAAATAATATAATAGCAGGATTAGAAGCATCAGGATTAGCAAAAACAAAAGCAGGTCAAATTATATCAAAAGCCATTGCATTAACTCAAATAGGAATAGATAGTGCAGTAGCAATTTCTAAAGCATCAACATTAGCAAACGCTGAAGGAGTTGCAGCACAATTAGCATTTCCAACAGTACCTGGTATTGGTACTATTGCAAGAGTTGTATCTTATGCTTCAACTGCTGCTTCTGTTATAGGAAACATTGCAAGAGCAAGACAATTATTATCAAGTGGTAGTGCTGGAGGTAGTTCTGCTCCAAGTGGAGGTGGTGCTACAGGTGGTGGTGGTACTGCTCCTGCTGCTCCTTCATTTAACGTAGTAGGTGCAAGTTCTACAAATCAATTAGCACAAACAATAGGCAATCAACAACAACAACCTATAAAGGCTTATGTAGTAGCCAACGATGTTACAACTCAACAAAGTTTAGATAGGAATATAATCCAATCTGCAAGTATTGGTTAATTATATACCCCCCCCTAAAAAAGACATTTCATTTTAGGGGGTATACCCTTTTTATTAAATTTTTTAAAAAAAAAGATTAAATATATATATAAAGAGTATAAAGGCTTATTTAGAATTAGTCTAAATAAAAATAGTGTGAAACAAAAACAGGGTTTTATTGTTATAGTATTATGAGTAAAAAAGTTTTTGAATTGGTTTTAGATGAGGAGCAAGATGGAGTCTTTGCAATTAGTTTAGTAAACCAACCTGCAATCCAAGAAAATTGGATCGCATTATCAAAAGAGCATAAGATTGAATTTAAAGAAATTGAATCTAAAAAGAATATATTATTAGGTGCAGTTCTTATTCCGGATATGAAGATAGACAGAATGGGAGAAGATGGAGAAGTATACCAAGTTTTTTTTAGTGGTGATACAATCCAAAAAACTGCACATAAATTTATGAAAAACGGTTATCAATCGGAATCGACCTTACAACACAAGTCTAAAGTTGAAGGCGTAACAGTTGTTGAAACGTGGCTAAAAGAGGATATGGTAAATGATAAAAGTGTTATGTATGGATTTGATTATCCTATTAATACTTGGATGGTTGCTATATCAATTGACAATCCGGATATAAAAGATAAAGTTAAATCTGGTGAGATCAAAGGATTTTCAATCGAAGGATTTTTTAATGAAAAATTAGAAATGTCTGAAGATGAATTATTGTATAACAAAATAAAAGATTTAATCAATGGAGTTTAAAAACACATTAAACAAAATTAAAACACTTTTATCAATTGAGGTAAAATTAGAACAAATGACTTTAGTAGATGGTATTACCGTTTTAGAAGCTGAATCATTTGAACCTGATTATTCAGTTGGTATAGTTACATCTGAAGGAATTGTTCCTGCTCCGGTTGGAGAACACGAAACAACAGACGGAATGATTGTAGTAGTAGAAGTTGAAGGAATTATCAAAGAGGTAAAACCTGTTGAAGCTCCTGAAGCAGAAGTAGAAGTAGAAGTAGAAGCATCTGCTGAAGTTCCTGCAGTTAAAAAAGTAGTTGATACAATTACTAAAGAAACATTTTTTGCAGAAATTAAAGTTGAGGTTGAAAAATTGGAAGCTGACAACAAAGCATTAAAAATAGAATTAGAAGCTATTAAAGTGGAATTAGAAGAAGCAGGAGCGAAAGCAATTGTAACTAATCCAGAACCAGCAGTAAATAGAGAGATGACTGCACTCGAAAAATTCAGATTAATTAAACAAAATTTAAAATAATAAAATATGGCAATTTCTTATACTTCGGTAGACATTAGAGGAAAAGCAGTAGAACCTATCCTTGAGGAAGTTTTATTCGCTAACAAAACAATCGCTGATGGGTATGTTACATTTAATACCGACATCAAAGCAGGTACAATTTTTACTGAAGCATCAGTAGCAGTAACTGCACAACTTTACACAGGTGCTGCATTATCTAATAGTGGTTCAATGACCATTACTGATAGAGTAATTACACCTACTAAATTAGAGTACAAACAAACATTCTTACAAGAGTCTTTGAGAGCAGGTCGTTTTGGTCGTTCAATGAGTCCTGGTGCTTTTAACATTGAATCAAGCGAATTTGCTTCAACTGTATTAGCTCAATATGCTCCAAATGTTTCAGAAGATGCTGAAGCTCAATTTTGGGGTGGTATTACTGCTGCTACAAAAACTGCTATTGCAGCATTAACTGCAGGTGATGCTCAAGGATCTATTACTGCTGCAACTAAAACTGCAGTTGCTGCTTTAACTGCTGGTCCTATTGATGGTGTATTTGCTGAAGTTCTTTATGATAACGCTGCAATTGGTGGTTATATTAAAGTAATAGGAACTACTGTAACTGCTGCTAACATCGCTGCTGAATGTGCTAAAATTTATGCTGCTATTCCTGCAGAAATATTGGCTGATACATTATCTCCTGTTAGAATTTATGCTCCAAGAGCTTGGAGACAATTAGCAAGAATAGCTAATAATGCCGTAGGTGCTGCTCAACAAATAAACTTCTTATTTGATGGTCCTGGAAATGATGCAAAATGTTATTATAATGGTGTAGAAATAAACTTCGTTCCTACTCCTAATAACTTGATGGCATATGCTCAAAGACCAGCAGCAGTATCTTGGAATACTGACTTGTTAGATGACGTAAACCGTTTTGAAATCGGAAAAACTGTTAATGATGGAGATACTCAATTTGTAAGAGCTATCTATACTTTAGCTGCCAATGTTGGTCAAGCTACAAAAGGAGTTCTTTACGGAGGATAATTAATAATAAATTAGGGGATGTAAAAGTCCCCTTTTTAAAACTATAAAACTATGCCAGCAGAAGCGTTTACACTCGGCAGACTTGAGCCAACTAAATCAAGCGTAGGTGGATTAAGAGCTGTTTACATTATTTCAAGTGGATATATTGCTCCTTCTACTTTTGTATATGGTACAACTACTTTATCTGATGCAATTGCGTCTAATAGTGGTTCTGCTACAATTACTGCAGTTAAGTACGATTTAAAAGGAACAAATTCATTTGACCAAACTATGACCAGTTCACGTGAAAACGGAACTACATTTTTTGAACAAAAATTAGCATTGCAACTTAAAAAATTAAGTGCAGTAAGTCATCAACAAATTAAACTTTTGGCTTATTCAAGACCACAAATGATTGTTGAAGATAACAATGGTAATTTATTCTTTGCAGGATTAGAGCAAGGAATGGATGCTACAAGTGGTACAGTAGTTACTTCATCTACAATGGGAGATTTATCAGGATATACTATCGAATTTGTAGGGATGGAAAAAATCGCTGCTAATTTCTTAACAGGTGCTATTACAACAGTAGTAGGTGGAACTATTACACAAGGTACTTAAATTAATATTTAAGTCTTTTTTTAAATTACCCCTATTTTATTATAGGGGTTTTTTTTTGAAACAATATAGGGTAAAAATTGTTATTATATTATGATTAAACTATTACAATCTACATCTGCTCAACAAGTATCTTTTATTCCTCGTAATATGGAAGCATATTCCATTACGTTAAGAAATGAAAGCACACAAGTAGAAACTGTAATAACACCATCTTTTTTTAGTAATGAATATTATTTAACTGCAACTACTGTATTTACTTTAGTTGAAAATCATTTTTATAATTTTACGGTTAAAGATATATCCGGTAATATAATATATTTAGATAAAATTTTCTGCACTAATCAAACTGCAGATGATTATACAATTAATAATGGAGCATATGTAAACGCTGCTGCATCTGATACAATTTTTTATGAGTAATAATCACGTAATAGAATTAAAAGCTTACAATCCTCCAAAAGCGGTGGAGAATAGGCAAGAAGATTGGGTTAAGTTTGGGGATAAAAATGATTACTATCAATTTTTGATAGATCGTTACAATAACTCTACAACTAATAACCAGGTTATTAATAATATTGTTAAATTGATATT